CCGGATCTCCGCGCCCTCCTCAAACAGGAGGCCGCAGGGTTTACGGTCAAGATGGCGGAGGGTTACCAGTACATGGCAGAGTGGGAGCTCATCTCGGGAACCAGCGCCACGACGCTCAAGAACATCCTCAAGGTGTCTTTTGCGGATTACGTGGCGCTGCGCCGTTGCGGCTTGTCGCCCCAAGAGGCCTTTGCCTGTCTTGGTGTATACTGCGGCGATGATGGAGTCTCCGTTGCACTGCCCATTCCGGGCCTCCCCCAATCCCGTGTCTTAGCCTCGGCCGACCTGGCCATGGTTCAGAAACTGATCGTCAGATCATCACCAGCTCCCGTCTCCTTCCTCGGTGAGTTCCACTACGGCGCGTTCTTCTACGGCGGCCGGCGGTTGCCCGACTTTTGGCGACAAGTGCAGAAATGCCACATGTCGACCAATCGCGGCGTGCCGTTGGACGTCGCGGCAGCGAACAAAGCCGCGGGGGCACTCTCATCTGCCACTCTGAGCGATCCTCTTTTGGGGCCTTGGTTCACCAAGGTCCTCGAGTTGTCTGGCGACGTTAACGTCAAGTCCATGACTCGTGAGGAGAAGTTCAAGATTGGCTTCGAGGAGACGTCTCATGCGTCGCGCTTGGCTCTGCGGACCGAGATCGTCGACGACTGGTGTTGCCAGACTGGCGTAGACAAGGGGCTACTCGAGGAAATTCTCGTCAAGATTGACGCGGCGACGACCCTCGAGGAGCTTCCGTCTGGGGTGCTCGACAATTGCGACATCGTGAAGCAGTTGCTGCCGGGAACGGCGGACAACAGCGGCACGGTAGTCCCTGCCGAAGAGCCACGCCCCGTCAGAACGAACCATGGCCGGCCAAGCCAAAGCCAAGAAAACCGCGCCCCATCAGGGAAAGCAGCAAACTCGCGTCCGCAGCAGCAAGAAAAGCGCGCTCCGCCGAATGCGGGGAGGGGGAGGGGTCAAACCCGCCAGCCTCCTCGCGGTGGCGCACGCGCCGTTCAGCCGCGCGGCCGAGGGAGCCCGAATTCCTGAGGGGAACCCAACCCAGACCACCACCTTCGCGTTGGTCGCCAAGCACCGCCTGTCAGCTGATGCCAATGGCGAATTGGATGCGGTTGTGCTGCCCTGCCTTCAGACTTATCTGATGACGACAAGAGGAACGTTTTCCGGAGATAAACTAGTGTTGG